CAGCCGCGTTGCTGGCATAGGAGGTATCCAAACCCCTCCCACGCAAATAGCGAATCGTTTCCTTGTTGCGTTTTAAGGCAATGAGGGCGCGATCGTGCTCGGGTTCTCCGAGAGGAAATCGTCGCAAGACGTCCTTGTGATTACTCACACACTCACCTTGTAGGCCTTTGCAGGTCCACGGAGGTGCGCCATCTATCGGGTCAACCGCGTAGTCATGAACTCGCGATCCTTGATAGGCAGCTATTTGATTGAACCATTGGTGCTGGATGTTAACCCGGCATCTGGTTAGGGAGTGCGCCTCAAATGCGGTGTAGAACATCCGCATTGCGCCCTGTTGTATCCACATTGTTTCTCTTGGTTCGCAGCTGATAAGGCGCGGATTTCGAGCATCTTTGGGGACCAATAGGACCTTCGCACAGGGGTCATAGACCTCTGATTCGAGATACTTGTCGAGCGAATCGCAGAATGCGGTTTGCGAGGCAAAGTAGTACTCTGACATAGGCCAGATTTTGTCGATTTTCTCGACGAATCTTGGTACTGAATAGCGGTCACGGACTTCCGTGCCGCACGCAGATACACCAGACCCGTGTTTGGGCTGAATCTCCCTGGGATCACTCCCGGCGAGAACGAGCTTCACGAGTCTACTCGCCTCATGCATTACGTATTCGAGCGGCACCCAGGTGACTGTTACAGCACCTGAACGTTCCCAGTGATACGCAATAACTTTGCGAGTATAATCTACAGAAGTGGTTTCGATCTCCTTCTCCGTTTTCACGAAGGCTTCAATCGTATCCAATTCAGATTGTGGTGTATGACCACCCTTAATCTTGGTGAACACAGCAGTTAGCTGATTCACACAAGCGACCGCATCCACGTTAATAACAGCATGCGCAAGTCCTTCATCCGTGAAGATTTGTGACATGGCACCGTACAAAAAGCGTGGGAGGATGGAGTCCTTCTTTGTGCCAAATCCTGGTATTGCTTTTATCTGCCCCTCACCGATTGCGGTAAGGGTGGCAGAACGGAAGCGTCCCAGAGCTCTGGCGAAGAACTCGGCTCCTTCGGCGTCACATCTTCTAGCAAACGTTTCAATGTCTGCTTGAGAGATGTAGGCCGACCAACGGTTATTACGAGCAAGCCCAGCCCAAACGAGCTGGAGGCGATTATTGTTAGGCATATCAGTAGTGTTTTAAACATTCTCTGTAACTGCCGTACAACCTTTGCCAATGCTATCACACGCATCCCATAGGGAACCGCAAAACGATCGATCTGCTTCGGGGTTAACCCTCGCAGAGCGATGTCTGGACGTCGTCTATTCATTAGTCGATGTATTGTTGCCTCGCCTTTGTCTGCACGCAGACGAGGGGGAAATAAACAATGCGATCGATCCAATAACAGTACATAGCAACGAGTTTTACAACTCGCGATTCAGTACTGCATCTTGGAACGCCGTCGTGCCAGCAAGTGCGAGGAAAGTCGCGATGTGGCCTTTGATGTCAACGTTGCTCGTAAAGGGCGAGCGTTGAACAACGAGGTACACGCGATCGTCGTACGTCTGACCACTGGTAGAACCAGGGACAGCATACGTCGCAGTCATATCGACAAGATGACGATTGACTTTATTCTTCTGTTGCTGGTGCTGCACGGACATGGTCCGGGCAGCCGATGCGGGCAAACTAGCTACAGAGTAGCTTGATTTGGTATCCGTATCGAATTGCTTGGTAAAGAGCCAGGCATAAGCGCCGGCCCCTACGGTGTATGATGTGTTCAACATTGGTTTAGCTTGTAAACAGGGGTGGCACCTATTATGGTGCAAACCCTGGCAATGAAGGCCTATGAGGGGACTCAGGAACACTCGTTCCTGAATGCGTCCGTTAGTTCCGGATCTTTCGACCCGGCTTTCCGACAACGCGTTGAATCCTCTGTAGTGCCAGTTTGATACTAGTGCTCGCTCTATCCACGGATGGAAGATCGAGCTCAGGTATATATATGGATGGAAAACCAGTAGGCGCGGTGGTTAATCGCGTGCGTTGGTAGTCCTTACGTGTAGTCACATGCAAGTGTGTTAAACCTGATGTCACAGTGACACTGTAATTCGCGCTAAGCCTTGGCTGCCAGACGGCAGTATGCTCTCGGACAGAGGTCGTTTTCACAGATGACCACCATCCATCAGTTAATAACCAACTCGGATCTTTCTCAAGATCCTTGAACTGCTCCAGAAACGTTTGGATTGGAATAAACCAGTCCCAAACGAAACTAAATGGAACAGCCTCCCACACATCTGTTACGTCTAGCGACAACCCTAACGATTCCGTCAGGGCGCGTAGCTTGGCAGTGTTTATGGAAGGAAACTTGGATGGATCGAGGCGCTTTCGTGCCCCGTAAACCCAGGTTTTAGTAGTTGTTTGCACAGTGTAGTAGTCCGCGGTAAAGCAGCTCCCGAATCCCGAAGGGATTGTAGAAGCATGCGTATACCTTACCCGGTTCGTATCGGTGAATTTACCCGCGACGGAGAACCTCTTGTTAAGAAGTTCCCGCACGATATCATTCATCCGATCGAGCGACTTATGGACATTTTCGATATCCCTTAATAAGGGTTTAATACCGAAATCCCACGCTAGGCTCGCACTCCCGACGGCTGCCATCGCGGCAGCTGGAGACGAAGTGAACGAGGAAACCTCGGCCCACCACGTCTTGAACGCTCGGACTGACTCCGCTTTCTTACCTCTCGCAGCCGCCCAAAGAAAATGGACGGGGATGAGAGAAAGGAGCTGCCAGCAGTCCTTGAGTTCATACAAGGAGTTTAAGCCAGACAACAATTCCTTACTCATGCTTGGTACACGAGCAAGAGCGATGTTTGACCCATCCGGCATAGAATTGTGCAGTGAATTCACCGTCACAAAATTGTAACTATGTCCGAATAAGGCATCGCCAGTCATTTCCGTTGTCATCACGCCAGTATTGGGTGGTGCTCCAGTCATGACGACCTTCATACGCGGACCCTCCCCGAAAGGAGCAATGGTTTGACCATTGGTGCAGTTATGCAAAGTCCCGTTTGACCCCGTTTCATCTGTGATAGATGCGCGGGTATCTTGCCACGCCCCTGAACTAGATCCAATTGGATCGACACGATTAGATCGAATCAGTCCGTCGGCTCCTTTGAAAGAGCCAGCGTATGAGATCGAGCCGTTCGATGTGACAGTGGGAGGGATCAGAGATCCTCTCGTGCGCGTACGTGTTGCCATATGTTATTAACAGACTGCCC